GAAGTGATAGCAATGATTAATTACATTAAAGAAAATCCAAAATGATACTGCCTAAAATAAGTTTTGTAACTTTTCCAGGCCTATGTATAGGTATAGGTTTCCCATTAAATGGCTATAGTGATGTCTACATTACTATATTATTTGTTGGTATCCACATTAAGTTTAGAAAAAGATGAGCAACTTTCCAAAGATAAAAGGTCTTAAATGGCTATGTGAAGACTTTCCAGATCTTGTAGCAATTAACATTACTCTTGTAGATAGGAAACTTAAAGATTTAGAAATAGAAGGAATGGATATTCCCGAAATGCCCGGTAAGATGTATATAGATTTATCTAAACTAGCAGGAGTAAGGCCATGGTTTCCTAAAGATTCAGATGACCCTTCTGAGTTAGAATGTAGTATAGATGTAGATGGTATGGATTCCTTTATTGGGGATATCAACATTAAAGATCTTGTTGATGCATGGATATTTTATAAAAGATTTAAGTATGCAAGAAAGTAATATGAGTGAAGATGAATATCAGCATAAGGCCTTTTTTGAAAAAAGAAAAGCTATAACTATTGAAGGTGAGACTATAAAAGTAACCTTCATACCTCATCCATTATTTGATGAACCAAAGAAACTCTTCTGTGAAGAAGTTAAAACCAACAAAGATGATTCCAGAAATATTTGATATTGCCAATGGCAAAGTAGTAGTGAATGAGAATGTACTTCTTATTCCAGAGCTTAAAGCAGTTCATGATGAGTATGCTGATCCTATCCCAGCTCTAAGTTTTTTACATTATAAATATCATCCAAAAGGACCTTATTGTAATGTTCCGGAAGATGATAAAGAAGATATTTTAATTCTAGATTTTCCAGGAGAGTATACTCTTGAAGATCCTGTTATGATTACGGCCATGGAAAAAATGGCCTCATTTATGATAAGCCCTACTTATCGATACTATCTTGATAGTAAAGTGCTACTTGAAAAATTAGGAGCCTTTGGAAGAACTACACCAATTACATCCGGTAGAGATGGTAATGCTTCTGTACTAAATTCTCAAATAGCTAAAGTAGGAAAGACTATGGCAGAGTTTAAACAACTTGAAAAAATAGTTAACCAAGAACTTGATGAACACAAAGCACGCGTAAGAGGCGATAAGAGAAAAGCTTATGACCAATAGTTTCATGAATGTCCCCACCTGGGAGAACGGTGCTTGGACTCATACTGAATTTCTTACTAGGCAAGACTTTATTGACTTCTTACTTCCTTTATTTAAGGAACCTGGTAAATATGGATTTGATGAAACTACTCAGATATTTAATGAACAAGGTAGAAAGTATGAAGAGAAAGGATACTACTGCCCATTTCCTGAAGGATCTAAAGACCATAGAACATATTGGGATGATCAAAAAGATAAGTGTCGTAATGGTGTCATCTTTATAAACAATGGTAAAACATGGTACTTTCCTCGCGAACTTTACATGTGGATAAACTTCTTACCGATCAACGATAAGATGAAGAAGAAGTTTGCATTTGCTCAAATCTGGGATACCCAATACCATATGGCAATGTATGAGCTGTTAGCAGAACTTCATTATAAACATGTAGCTATTCTAAAGAAACGTCAGATTGCTTCATCCTATTATCATTGTGCAAAGATGATTAATCTCATATGGTTTGAGGAGACTCCAATCATTAAGATGGGATCATCTCTTAAAGATAAGATTAACGAGAAGGGATCCTGGAAATTCTTAGATGAATATAGATCATTCTTGTATAGTAAAACGGCTTGGTATCGTCCCATGAATCCTGGAAAGATTATGATGTGGCAACAGCAAATTGAGGAAACAATAGATGGTCGTCCTGAATTTGTAGGAAACAAAGGAGTTATTCAAGGAGTTACTTTAGAACAAGATCCTACTAATGGTGTCGGTGGTGACTGTAGACTTTTCTTTTATGAAGAGGCCGGTATCGCTCCCACTATGGACAAGACTAAGGAATATATGTTATCAGCACTCTCAATGGGAGAATTGGTTACGGGTATTTTTATCGCGGCTGGTTCTGTTGGTGAACTCGATCAGTGCAAGCCATTAGAAAATATGATCAAGTATCCAGAAGTGAATGATATCTATGCAGTAGAAACTAACTTGATTGATGATAAGGGAACTATAGGAATGGCTGGATTATTTATTCCTGAACAATGGTCTATGCCACCATACATAGACGAGTTTGGAAACTCACTTGTTGAAGAGGCCTTAGTGGCTCTAAACAATAGTAGAGAGAAGATGAAAAGAGATCTCTCACCAGAACTTTATCAATTAAGAATATCTCAAAGACCTAGAAATATTGCGGAAGCATTTGCACATAGAACTGTGTCCATGTTTCCACAACATTTGGTTACTAATCAAACTAGAAGAATTGAGGATAAAGAATATTTCTGTGAGTTCTTAGATATTACAAAAGATGCAGAGGGAACTATAAAAGTTGAAAAAACTAATAAGTATCCAATCAGTGAATTCCCAATTACCAAAAAAACTGAAGATAAAACAGGAGCTCTTGTAGTTTGGGAAAGGCCTGATGTAGGTGCAGAATGGGGAACTTACTATGGTTCTATTGACCCGGTTGCTGAAGGTAAAACTACTACCTCTGAATCATTATGTTCTATCTATATTTATAAAAGGCCAGTAGAAGTAACAAGGATTAAGAATGGAATTGCTGAGACTTTTATTGAAAGAGATAAGATAGTAGCTGCATGGTGCGGTCGTTTTGACGACTTACAAAAAACTCATGAAAGACTACTCATGATAATTGAGTGGTATAATGCATGGACAATTGTTGAGAATAATATATCTTTGTTTATCCAATACATGATATCCGAGAAGAAACAAAAATATCTAGTACCTAAAAGTCAGATCCTATTTTTAAAAGATCTTGGAGCTAAGAGTAACGTATTCCAAGAGTATGGTTGGAGGAACGTAGGTACAATATTTAAAGGTCATCTATTAAGTTATCTTATACAGTTTCTATCTGAAGAAATAGATCATGAAACTAAGGAAGATGGTACTATAGTTAAAACTACTTATGGTATAGAAAGGATTCCAGATATCATGGCTATGAAAGAGATGCAGGCATATCAAGATGGTGTCAACGTCGATAGATTAGTAGCATTAGCTGCCCTAGTTGCATTTGCTAAAATACAAGAATCTAACAGAGGGTATAAGAGAAGAGTTGATAATATGGACAAGAAAGACTTGCAAAAGTCAGAAAATTTGTATAAATTAAGTACGAGTGCATTCCGTCATATTGGGATGTCTGGTACACCTAAGGGGAATAGACCTCCTAGGAACCCATTTAAAAATATAAGATAAGATGCAAGTATTAAATGCAATGGACTTAAAGTCCGGGAAAAAGGCAGACTACAATCGGATAGGTACCATTACTCAACCTATACAGTTTTTACCTCGTGATGAAAAAGATCCTGAATGGGGAGCATGGAATATGGATTGGCTAGAGTGGAATGGTATCAAACAGATTAGAAAAAGTTCTAGACGTTTGATGAAGAACTACAAACTAGCTAAGGGACAAATCGATAAAAGTGATTATATTCTTGAGACTGATAATGAGATGAAAGATCTCGTAGAGACTTTAGTTCAAGAAGACATGAGTGCATTAGAACTCAAGTTTTATCCATTAGTGCCAAACATTATCAATGTACTTACAGCAGAATTTGCTAAACGTAATTCAAAAATAACTTTCCGGGGAGTAGATGAGTTCTCATATAATGAGCAACTTGAACTTAAGAGAGGTGAGATAGAACAAGTTTTATTAGGTAAGGCTGAGCAAAAGTTATTCCAGGCTATGATTGAACAAGGTATGGATCCTGAAGATCCAGAAGTTCAACAACAGATGCAACAACAAATGGATCCAGAAAATCTTAAAACATTACCTGAGATTCAATCATTCTTTGATAAAGATTACAGGAGTATGTGTGAACAATGGGCTATGCATCAATATGAGGTAGACGTTGATCGATTCTCTATGGATGAATTAGAAGAACGTGCCTTCCGTGATATGCTAATTACAGATCGAGAATACTGGCACTTCCGTATGGGAGAAGATGATTACGATGTAGAACTTTGGAATCCGGTATTAACTTTTTACCACAAATCCCCTGACGCTAGATATATATCTCAAGGAAATTGGGTTGGTAAGATTGATTTCATGACTGTAGCGGATGTTATAGATAAGTTTGGATATATGATGACCCAAGAACAACTTGAGTCATTAGAAGCCATTTATCCAATCCGTGCTGCAGGATATCCTTTACAGGGATATCAGAATGATGGATCTTATTATGATGCTACTAAATCTCATGAATGGAATACTAACATGCCAGGTTTAGCATATCGTCAGTTAACTAGTATGATGGCCAATTCTCCTGGTGGAGATTATGGAAGTATCTACGGTGGTGGTGATGTGATAAATTGGATCATGTCCGAGAATGAAGACTATGCATCGTGGGGAACTGCGTTCTTGTTACGTGTGACTACAGCTTATTGGAAGTCTCAAATGAAGGTTGGACATCTTACTAAGATCATGGAAAATGGTGAGGTAATCACTGATATTGTTAGTGAGAATTTTAAGGTAACTGACAAACCGGTTTATAACAACTTACTATTTAAAAACAAGACTAAAGACAACTTAGTATTCGGGGAACATATTGATTGGATCTGGATTAATCAAGTTTGGGGTGGTATAAAGATTGGGCCCAATTTACCTAGTTTCTATGGAATGAACAATGCCAATGGTATTAGTCCAATGTACATAGGAATCGATCGTAATACTATTGGTCCACTTAAGTATCAGTTCAAAGGAGAAAGTACTCTTTATGGTTGTAAACTACCTGTAGAAGGAGCTGTTTACAATGACCGCAATACGCGCTCAACATCTCTTGTAGATCTTACTAAACCTTTCCAAATTGGTTATAACATTGTTAACAACCAGATTGCAGATATCTTAGTTGATGAACTTGGTACTGTAATTCTTTTAGATCAGAATGCTCTTCCTCGTCACTCTATGAATGAAGATTGGGGTAAGAACAACTTAGCTAAGGCGTATGTTGCAATGAAGAACTTCCAGATGTTACCATTGGATACATCTATTACTAACACTGAGAATCCACTTGCTTTCCAACATTTCCAAACACTAAACCTAGAACAGACTAATCGTATGATGTCTAGGATACAATTGGCAAACTACTTCAAGCAACAATGCTTCGAAGTAATAGGGATTACTCCCCAACGTCTAGGGCAGCAGATAGGTCAAACCGAAACTGCTAAGGGCATAGAGCAGGCCGTAACCGGTTCTTATGCTCAGACGGAGATGTACTTTGTACAACACTCTGATTATTTAATGCCTCGTGTACATCAGATGAGAACTGACTTAGCTCAGTATTATCAATCAAAGAACCCATCATTAAGACTTCAGTACATAACTTCAAATGATGAGAAGGTTAACTTTGAGATGAATGGTACCGATTTATTACTTCGCGACTTAAATCTTTATGCTACTACTAAGACTAATCAGAGATCTATTGTAGAGAATCTTAAAAATCTTGTTATTAATAACAATACAACTGGTGCATCTATTTATGATCTAGGAAACATTATGCAGTCAGATTCACTTTCTGAAGTTAATCATGTACTCAAAGCTTCTGAGAAGAAGGCTAATGCTATGAGACAAGAAGAGGCACAAAGTCAAGAGAGATTAAAACAGATGGAAATTGATGCACGTCTTAAGGAGAAACAAATGCAAGTTGATCATGAGTCACTAGAGGCAGAGAAGAATCGTCGTAGAGATGTACTTGTTGCTGAGATACGCGCAGCTGGTATGGCCGGTGCTGTGGATCTTAATGCCAATGCACAAAGTGACTTCTTAGATATCTTAAACAACATTAAGTCTTCTGATGAATTCCAGCAGAATATGAATCTTCAAAGTTCTAAAGAAAACAATGAAGTTCAGATGCAAGGTGATAGAAATCAGATAGAAAGAGATAAGATGGAGACTCAGATGAAAATGAAAGAAATGGACGTCCAGATTGCAAGGGAAAATAAGAATAAATTTGATACCAAGAAACCTGTTGCAAAAAAGGGTAAGTAATGGTTAGCCTTATACTGCACTATTTGTGATTCAGTTTGGGCAATCCCATAAATTTATAAAGTTTATTTAGTTATTTTTGCTATATTATAATATCCAGTCACGAATTAACCAACAAAAACCAACTATATGAGTGATAATAAAGAAACAACAACAGTAACTGAGACCAATGAGGATATCAGTGC